GACCATGAAGAGCGCTTGCTTGAGTTGGGCATTGAGAAGGCCAGATTAGAGCAAGAAGAACTTCAAGCCTTGTTGGCGGCACAAGCCAATCAAGAGGATAACGTCAGCGACCGTTGGAAGGCTGACATGGCCTCCGACTCGTGGTTGTCTAAGAACGTGCGCCCCGGCACGCTGGTGTACCTTCTAACCGCTTACCTGATATTTGCTCTGCTTGACGGCTCTGGGTACAAGATCAGCGAGTCCTACGTCAACTTGCTTGGCCAATGGGGCATGCTTGTGATGACCGCCTATTTCGGTGGCCGCACGGTTGAGAAGGTTATGGAAATGCGCAAGGAGAGCAAAAAATGAGCTTAAGCCAAGAACAAGCCGCTTTCTTGCTGGATGCTTGCAATCTGATCCAGTACGCCACACAGCAAGGTTTTATGGTCACTGGAGGGGAGTTATCCCGTACTCCTGAGCAACAAGCCATCTACGTCAATACAGGCCGTTCCAAGACCCTGAACAGCATTCATTTAAAGCGCTGTGCAATTGACTTAAATTTCTTCAAAGACGGTAAAATCATTTGGGACAAAGAAATATTGGCCCCGTTGGGTGCGTATTGGGAGTTTTTGCACCCCAAAAATCGCTGGGGCGGCAACTTCAAGTCGCTGGTTGATTGCCCTCACTTTGAACGCAACGTTGGATAACGGAGAACACAATGACAGTCGCCGCTGTAATGACGTATGACTCGCTGGTCGATGATGTCCAGACGTATCTTGAGCGAACTGACGCGCAAACACTTGTCAAAATTCCGCAGTTCATCATGCTGGCAGAGCAGATTATTGCGTCTGAGATTAAATTTCTTGGCAACCTGACTGTCGCCACAAGCACCATGGTTACGTCAGAAAACGTCATTCCAAAGCCTGCTCGATGGCGCAAGACTGTTTCAATGAACGTGACTGTGGCAGGTGTGCGTCAACCTATATTGCTTCGCACCTACGAGTACATCCGAGAGTATTGGCCAAACCCGACTTCAACAGATGTGCCTTTGTACTTTTGCGACTACGACTATGAGCACTGGCTTGTTGGCCCAACTCCAGCATCTAACTACGCATATGAGGTTTTGTATTACCAGCGTGTCCAGCCTTTGGACTCAGCAAACCAATCAAACTGGTTTACCCAATATGCGCCCCAAGCGCTGTTGTATGGCACTCTTTTGCAGGCTATGCCGTTTGTCAAGAACGACGAGAGAATGCCAATGTGGCAACAGAACTACGACCGAATTATTGAAGTCCTGAAGACAGAGAACGCTACTCGCGTTGCTGACCGTCAGGCAATTGCGAGGGATTCATAATGAGTTTTAATTCGCCCTTCAGCGGACAGGTCATACAGCCGACCGATGTTTCGTATCGCAGCATCACACTGAATGCTGATTCAACGCTTTCTTGGCCAATCAACGGCAGCGCAACGGACAATGCAGCGGCAAGGATCATGGACGTTAATTCGTTGTCAAGTGGTCTGGCGCTGTCTGGTGTTGTTGTTGTGGGCACTGGCGGTCAATGCACTTGCACTACAACGCCAAGTTTGTTTGTTGGCCAAGCAATTGTTGTCACAGGAACAAACTCTGGTAGTTCCACGGGTATTGTGTCGGGCAACACCTACTACATCATTGTAACCAACACCACAAGCTCGTTCACGCTGTCGGCAACGCTGGGAGGCCCTGCTCTGGCCACCACCGCAGGCACAACAACTGGTTTGGCGTTTACGCTTGACTCTTTCACACTGGCCATGCCGCCAGCAAACCAAGCTTCCGTGGGTATTGACGCGCTGTTTCGCAACACTGGATCGTACAGTTTTACGGTCACTGACTACGCTGGAAACTCAATTGTTACGCTTGCCGCTGGTACGGCAAAATACATTTATCTAACGACAAACACCACCACTGCTGGCACTTGGGAAGTGATTGCATTTGGTGTTGGGTCATCAAACGTTGACGCCTCTGCCCTTGCTGGGTTTGGTTTGAAAGCCATTAGCAGCACCTTAAACGCTGCCCACAACGTCAGCACATTCTCATCAAGCTACACAGCAATTGATACTGACAGGGCTTCGTCTTATGTTTGGACAGGCGGGGCTGGAACGTTGACCTTGACGTCCGCAATTACCTTGGGTAACGACTGGTTCATACTGGTCCGCAATGGCGGTACTGGAACTCTTGCGGTGACCCCAAGCGGGGGTATTTTGATCAACGGCTCGGCAAGTATTTCCTTGCAACCCGCTGACTCCTGCGTGATTTGCTGTTCTGGTTCTGCTTTCTTTACTGTTGGTTTGGGCCGAAGCACGCAATTTAACTTCACTCAACTGACCAAGGCGGTGACCTCTGGCACGGTTACGCTGACGGCTTCAGAGGCTGCCAACACCATTCAGAAGTACACAGGCGTGCTGACTGGCAACGTGACGGTGATTGTCCCGCCAACGGTGCAGGTGTACTACATCACGAACCAAACGAACGGTGGAGGCCCCGGCTACACCATCACGTTCACCACCAACACGGGCGGTGCGACAGCGACTGTTCCTGCCAGTCAGCAGGTTATTTTGTTGTGCGACTCGGTGAACTTGCTCAACGCCTCTACGGTTGCGGTGGGTGCGACAACGTTCTCACTGATCAACGGTACGGCTGGCGCTCCTGCGCTGAACTTTGCCTCAGAAACCTCAACTGGTATTTTTCGCCCCGGCTCGGGTGAATTTGGCATTGCAATCTTGGGCACTCAATTGTTTGGCTTGACGGCAACTGGACTCAACGTCCCCGGCTTAGGCGTGTTTACTGGGGGTGTTCAGGGAGGGACTTTCTAATGACCGCAAAAGTCTTCAACCTTGACACGCTGCCCGGCATACAGCGCGATGGCACAATCTTTGACAAGCAGAATTACAACGATGGCCAGTGGGTGAGGTTTCAGCGTGGCAAGCCAAGAAAAATGGGCGGTTATCGTGCAATATCTGACCAGCTCACAGGACCGTCTCGTGGGATTTGGGTCAACCCACAAAACTCGTTCTCGTCTATTTTCAGCGGTTACAACGATGGGTTGCAAGTCCTGACGATTGACAACAACGGTGTTGGAGCTGGTGTTATTGATATCACACTGTCCAACTTTACCGCTTCTGACCTTAATTTGTGGCAGATGGACGGGTTTTATGATGTGGGTGGAACTGGTATTCAGTCTCTTGTGGCACACCCCGGCTTGAACCTCAGATCAATTGACAACGACATCAACACACCTATTTTGATTGGTGACATCAACGGCACAACCATGTCTCAAGTTGGTGTTTTCACGTTGTCTGTGATTCTTAACAGCACGGTCAATATGGCGCTGTCTACGGTTAGCCTTCTTGTGGGTGCAGGACAGACAATTTCAGGAACTAATATTCCAGCAAGCACTTCTGTTGTTTCCTCAAGCCTTGTTGCGCCAAACCTTGGGTCTGTAGCAGTTACGGGTGTAGCTGGCCAGTGCAGTTGCACGGCAACGGACGGTTTGTACATTGGCCAGACGGTGACGATTGCTGGTGCGTTAACTGGCACGGCAACTGGCATAACCTCGGGAATTACTTACTTCATTGTTGCAACCAACTACACGACCACCTTTACGCTTTCACTCACCTCTGGCGGTGTTGGGGTTGTCACCACAGCAGGCACAACGACTGGTTTAGTTTTTACCCTTGGCCAATTCCAACGCATTGTTATTTCAAATGCAGCCACAGCCACTTCTGCGGCCACTACCGTTACGTTCAACAACAACATTCAAGTGTCTGGCGGCATTGTTTCATTGCACCCATACTTGTTTGTATACGGCAACAACGGGTTGATTCAGAACTGCTCCTCTGGCGACACAAACGACTGGGTCTCAGCAGACGCTAATGCGGTCAACGTAGCCTCTGGAAAGATTGTCCAAGGGCTACCAGTGCGTGGAGGATCAAACGCGCCTTCTGGGCTGTTTTGGAGCCTTGACAGCCTGATTCGCGTGTCATTCATTGGTGGCACTGGAACGCCTCCACAATACTGGCGTTATGACATTATCAGCAGCCAAACTTCAATTTTGTCCTCTCAATGCGCAATTGAGTACGACGGTGTTTATTACTGGTGTGGTGTTGACCGCTTTTTGCTGTACAACGGTGTGGTCAAAGAGATCCCCAACACCATGAACCAAAACTACTTTTTTGACAACTTGAACTACGATCAACGTCAAAAGGTGTGGGTAACAAAAGTTCCGCGTTATGGCGAGATCTGGTGGTTCTACCCTCGCGGTGATGCAGTTGAATGCACTGACGCAATCATTTATAACGTGCGTGAGGGCATCTGGTATGACGCTGGCCAAGCAAAAGGGGCGCAGCGTTCTGCTGGATATTTCTCTCAAGTCTTTGCATACCCAGTTGAAGCAGATTGGAATCGAAGCGTGATTGAGACGGTTTTTACTGGATCATTTGTCAAGCTGTCTGGAAGCGTTATGCTTTATTCCGACACGTATTACACGCAAGCAACTCTTCGTCAAATTTTGACGGGGTTAGATATTCCTCTTGGGACGACTGTTACCTCCATTACAACAAGCAACATCAAGACGGTGGGTGCGATTACCCCCGGGGCGGGTTACGTTAACGGAACCTACACCAACGTGACCCTTACTGGGGGCACAGGAGCAGGCGCTTTGGCCACAATTGTAGTTACGGCTGGGGCAGTTTCCTCTGTGACCATAACAGCCCGTGGAGCGGCTTATATTGTGGGGAGCATACTGAGTGCCACTGCAGCCAGTTTAGGAGGCGCAGGGGCTGGATTTGCGATTCCTGTAACGGCAATTTATGCGCAGGCCATTCAAATGTCGGCTGCCGCTACGGGAACTGGTGTTGTGTCGGTGACGTTCTCCTTGCCACCAAATTTAATTGAGCTCTTTCAGCACGAGATTGGCACGGATGAGATAAGCGGTCAGGATGTACGGTCAATTGCCAGTTTCTTTGAGACCAACGACTTAGGGTGGGTGTCTGGTGGGCCGTCTCAGCCTGCTGCTGAGGGCACAAACAGGTGGTTGCGTTTGGAGCGGGTTGAACCTGACTTCATACAGACTGGTGAGATGTCGTTAATTGTGACGGGGGCAGCCTTTGCGCAGGGTCCTGATAAAGAATCAGACCCCTATATTTTTGATGCCAATACTGGCAAAATAGACATGCGCGAACAGCGCCGTGAATTGCGTCTGAGGTTTACGTCAAACGTCGCTGGTGGTGATTATCAGCTTGGCAAGGTGCTTTTGAGTGCTGACGTGGGCGATGTGAGGCCATATGGCCCTTAATCCTGCCCAGATATACGACCCTCGGTATCATACTTTTGAATCGTGGGCTTGCCTTATGTGCGAGCTGTATGGGGCTCAAAATCTTGAGATTCCTGATGCTCAAACGGATTGGAAGCTTTGGGGTAACGGCTTGAACGCGATTGATGTTTTTACAAATGAGGCTACGCCCCGCACTGATCAGTACGATGACTGGCATGACTGGGCTGAGGCTATGGTCGCGGCATTTAATCCAGCAACTCAAACAACGTAAACAACATGGCTGCACCGTCATCATTCAATAAATATGCAACTGCATTGGGTGGGCAAGGCGTTGTTGACTCTTTATACAATACATTAAAAAGTTCAGGATGGAGCGAACAAGAGCTTGTTGATTACTTTAAACTTTTTGATCCTGTCAAAACAAACGAGGATGTAGCGACAACTGGTGCATTATCAAACGTAAATACGGCAACAGGCGCACTTACTACCGCTGAAAAAGCCGCTGTAACGACAG